GCTACCGGTAGTGACTCTGGGTCGTTCAGATACTGTATACGGCAACGTTTCCAAAACTCTTGCGTCTTAGAGTGCGATCTGCGTGTATGCATCCGTAAATACGGGCCCAACTCTGGTGTTGGCACTCGCTGTATGGCGTCATGGTGCTTTTGCAGCTTTTTCTTCAGTTCGTGCCATCGGCCTTTGCCAACAACAGGCCCATTCTTGAAAATCCAGTAATGCAAGAACTTAAACGTAGACCATGCCCATCTTGGCTTGTCTGACGGCAAGACCGAGTATTCCTTGTACGGATTCTTTGTCACACGGTCCTTGTCTTGTTCGTTTTCTAAATACACCGCATATGCGTACTTAAATAGTGTTCTTGATGTCCCTTTTGACGCACGCAAAACTGCAAGGTTTCCCTCTGGATCACATATCGCTACTTGATGAGAATCATTGGTTACCGCCCAGCCTTCTGACTCAAAAGCGTTCTGTCGAGCCTGCTCTGCCAACTCCCAGTCGATTTCACCAGACTTGTAGTTGGTGTTGTACTGAGCCGTCTTTACTGGACGCAATATGTCCAAGAACCGCTCTGACAAACCCTCGTATTTCACCACAACATCGTTTTGGCTCAAATGGCCTTTTGACTTTTCTGGTATCGCGGTCAATCGGACAAACTTTACTTTGGACTCGTCGACAGGCACCGGCAACGCCTGCAAGTATTGGTTTATTTCTGAGTTGCTGCTAACCGGAACACCCAACACTCCATCGATACCAGCAGCCGGAAATCGACGAGCAAGACATACATAATCGTTCATTACTACTCCAGATCGACACTCTATATCTGTAAGAAGTTCCCGTCAACGTTGTGTTTTTTACAAAGCAGGTTTTCTGATAACAAAAATCCACGGGGGGCCGCGGCCCGGCCTCGCGCGCGCACACACACGCGCACACACACGCACAGGCACACGCGCACACACACGCGCACACACGCACACGCGCACTCGCGCACACACGGGGGGGCACGGGCACACGCGCGCACACACACACCCACGGGGGGGCAGGCGCACACGCACACGCACACGCATACACGCACACGCATACACGCACACGCATACGCACACGCATACGCACACGCGCAAACGCGCACACGCATACGCATAGGCGCACGCATAGGCGCACACCCACGGGGGCGGGTTTCCTTTCATGGTTCGAGATTGAACCTCACGGGGGGGCATTCAGGCGAGGCCCGGCAGAATCCACACTCAAGGGGGTCAAATAAACCAACGCGCCTCACGGCAAACAGGGGGAAAAGGGAAAAAAAACAATAAAAAACAACTTTTTTTTTCTTCAATGATTTCAACAACTTAGCCCACATTATGCCCCCATTTTGTCCACTATTTGGTATGGCACGGTTTGACGGGTTGGGCTGAATAGGTGAGAACTGAAGGGCGAGACGGGAACACCCCGTCAAACACTGACAAGTTCTTTGACATCGCAAACCGCCACCGCCCCCCGGCAGGGGGAACGGCCTACGGGCCGGGTGAAGCGGCATTGATGGATACCAACTGGAACGCTCCCCCGCTTGCACGGGGAGCCTCATCCCGGCGCAGTTGTCAACGCTGACAACGTACCGCCCCCCCGACCCCGCAAGGGCTTTGCCACGGCATCGAAGGGGGGGATATCGGAAAAGGCCCCAAACGGGGCCGAGGATGGAACCCGACAGCAACGACGCTTGACGCGTCAAGTACGGGGGGAAGTCCTTCAGCGATACTGAGCAGAAATAGGGATAGGCGAGCGGACGAAAAAAAGCCCCTGTGAACGTGGGGCCGCGATGAGCCGGTGTAGTGCATACCGGCGAGCACAAAACGGAGGCAGCGCGATAGCAAGCGCCCCCCCTCCCATCTCACCCCCGCAAGGGGTGCCACCCCAGTCGAAGCCCATCACCACGGCGCAAGCCGTGGAGGGGTCAATGGAAACCGACCCCGCCCCCCTGCCCGCCTCGCTCGGCGAACGCAGGGGGTTCACTTAAATCGAGCCGGGTAATCTCTGCCCGCGCCAAAAACAGAGGACACCGGCCGCCGTGGCGGTCGTGTGGCAAACGCCCCCCCCCTCCCACTCCCGGGTTGACGGGGGGGCGCTGATATCGTCCGGCGCTGACGCTGCGCCGCTGAAGATGGCCCAAAGCAGGGCCGAAACGATTTTCGAACATAGCTGCCCCGCTGACCTCCCCCAGTGAACCGGAGGGGGTCGAGGTCGCGGGGCGGCGGACCCTTCAAAAGTGCCAACCCTCACCCGTTGAAACGCACCGGCGAACGCCGAGAACACCCGAAAACGGGGGGTAACCTTGGTTGCCCGTTGGCCGTCGATTTTCAGCCTTGACCCGGTGGCGGTTCGCTTGACGTGTCGATAGCTGCGGCCGATATCCCGCCTTGTTTGCCCGTTATCGCGTGGCCGTCTGGATTTTCAAAACGTCCGCGAGCGATGAGCGGCGGGCCCCAGTCGCAGTTTTTTGCCCGTTT